GTTGTTGGGGAATTTTCCCATGGTGTGGCAAAGACTCCTGCTGTCGCACTCATCTGGCCATAACCAAAAATATTTACTTGAGAGTGACCACCAATTTGACCGCGTGCTACTTGCAGATCAAACGGCTCATACGCGCCTGCGCGTGTTACTGATGCAGTAATTCCATTACTCATAATTATTCCTTAAAAAGTGGGAGCCGTAGCCCCCACCTTATTTAACACTTTCTCATTGAGCCACCACGCTTTTTGGGTGGTGTAACCGTCGTTGATTTCTCAGTCTTGGTCACACTACCTGATGGCGTACTTGAACTGAAGAGATTCTTAACAGCACTCACACCACTCTTGATAAGATTGGGGATTATGTTTTTATCTGCTTCGTTTTCAGCTTTCTGTGATTCTTCCCAGTTTTTATAGTCACGGTTGGCTTTTTGTGCAAATTGGTCATCGGAGGCGCTTCCACCTCCATCAAACTTTTTTGCTGTACGGCCTCCATGCTTGTACCCTCTGTTCACCTCATGCATAGCTGTCATGTGAGCATCTTCAGCATCATCCGTGTGGGAATCCGCTTCAGTGTGATGCTTGCCTTCAGGTGAGTAGAACTTAGTCCTGTACTCGCCATAGTCTTTGTCTTTGTAAACTTTGGCCACATGACCTTTTGGGCCAGTATGAGTTTTCACAAGACGAAGATTTGGTTTCTCTGGATTTTTCTGCAACCTTTTAGCAAGGTCAGTGTAGTAATCCACTTTACCACCCTTAGCAAAGGTACCAGATTGCAAACTGTTTGCCACAGGACGGCTGACAAAGTGATGTGGCATTTTTACTGCCTTACCATCACTGATGACATTACCCCCCGTGGCGTAGGCTTTTTTTGAGGCTTTACCCCCATGTTTAAAGCCACCAGCATTGGACTCATGGACTTCACCAGTATGACCATTCTTTTTGCCACCGTGTGCCGTGTCTGCGGGTCGGTTCTCCCAATCCCCACCTTCAATGGCACGACCAAGGCCAGGCACCTTACCGCCACGTTTAAAACCACCAGCGTTCTGTTCCTTGATGCCACCAGTACCATGCGCTTTGTCACGCTTGGCTGAGTGCATCTCGGTGTTCAAGTAGTCATGCTCATTGCCCTCAATGGTGCCATGCATCTTGATCTTGCCTGGGTTCTTCTTCTCGTGCGTGTCAGAAGGAATGGCTCCACCAGTTGCGTATCTTGCTGGCTTGCCCTCTTTGATTTGACCTGTGCCATGGTGCTTGTCGTGGTGATCGCCATCAACAACCTTGGTGTGCATAAATTTCTTAGCATTACCCTTGATCGTTGTCTTTGTCTCATCACGGTCAATAGCGCCACCTGATGCCTTGTGGTGCATCTTGTGAGCTTTATCCATTGGCATAGACTCGTGATGATGAAGTTCTTTCTCCAACTTCTCGATGTGCTTCTCCATGCCCATGTGACCGCCTTTTTTCATGCCAGTCAATGCTTTTCTCACCATCTGAGCGCGAGCCATACGAGCACGAGGATCCATACCCATAACAGCTTGTCTGCCCATGGCTTGGGGAACTTGTGGCATAGCTTGAGGAGCACCCATAGGCATTGCACCACCGTCAAGCTTATGAGCAACTTTTCCGCCCTTGGCGTATTGGTTGGGGTTCATTGCTTTACGACGCTCATGCATAGAAGGCTTCTTGGGAGAATGGCCATGCTCAGACTCAAAAGCCTCGTGCATGCCACTATGAGCGTGGTGCATAGATTTGTGTCCATGCTCAGCACGCTCTTCTTTTTTAGTCTCTTTGTGATGTACTTTACCGCCTTTTTTGAGTTTCAGAATTACTGAAGGCTCATCGGTAAACATCTTGACCATTGGTTTAAATTGTCCCATGTGTCTCTCCTATTAGGCTTGAGTGACGCCAAGAGCACCAGTGCGTGTAGCATTGGGGCCGACGGCAATACCAGGTAACAAAATTCCCATCACTGTACGGTTAATACCGTCTGATGCTGTGCCTGGTACATAAGTACCACGAACATCACCTGTTGTGGTGGTTGCTGTTGCAGTGTCTGCGGCCACAAAGGTTCCAGTATCCTGGGCCAAAGTGCTGTTTGTCTTAACGCTTGCAATGTATGCCACGTTAAATACACGAACAGGCAAACCAAGAATGTCGGTAGTACCAACAGCAATTGTTGCACCCAAAGCACCAGAAATGGTAGCTGAAAGGATTGTGTAGAAAGCTTTCTTACCTTTAACGGTAGTTGACTGAACAGTACCTGTTGCGATAACTTCGCTCATTGGCTGACCATAATAGTCGTAACCAGTGATTGTTACGTTTCTGTTGGTAAGAGTACCAGTACCAGAAACAATGCTTACTGCACGAGGACAGTCAAGTTGCAACACTGTTTGACCATATGTATTGACAATAGACTTCACTGAAGTGCCTGCAGTCAATGCAATGGTAGAAGATGTTGTTTGTGCAGTTGCAATGTTGTTTGCAACCAATGCTTGAGGAATTACATCCCAAACGTAGATACGACCCAATGGGCCAATACCCAAATCCATTGGAGATGGATCATCAAAAGCGATGTTTCCATGCATTGTTAATGCAGTTGTGTTTGCAATATTAATTGCTTGATTAAGCGTATAAGTACCTGTGCCACCTGTACCTGTGCCAAAAGCACTGATATAAGTTCCGTCAGTTACGCTTGAACCATCAACATACATACCTAGAGCAATTGGAGCGCCTTGATTGAGGGCAGTAATTGTCAAAGTTGTTGATGATGTACTACCTGTACCGCCTGTGGCAGTAGTGGTGTAGGGGCGAATGCCCGTACCCATGTACGTCTGTGCTGGGCCTAGAAATAGGTCGTCTGAAAATTGAGGCATTTGATCTTCTCCTTGAAAAGCTTGATCACATTAAAAAAAGGGAGTGGAATTGTTTCCACCCCCCGTTTGTTTAGACACCAGCGGTGCCGTAAGCAGCGCGTGGGTCTGTGAAGCCAACGTCGTAACGCTCTGTCGCCTTGTAGCGCATAGAGTCAGTCTCGAAATCGCCTTCCATGGTTTTTTCCAAACGACGACGCATTAGAAGTTTAAATCCTTCTGGAGCATCTGTCTGAACCCACCATGCTGTGGATGAAGTCAAACGTGACAATACAGCAGCGCCCTCATCAAGCAAACCGATTGATTTGATTGGGTTGATGTCGTTGTTTGCATTGCCAGTACGCAACACTGATTTCAACAATACTTCAGCTTGGAAGATATTGCCAGGAGCCACGATCAATTGACGTGGTACCAAGCGAATACGCTTACCGTTATTGTCAACAGCTTGGCGAATTTGAATCAACATCTGTTCGAGAGATGTTTGGCTCAAGTTAGCGGAAGTTGCCAATTGGTTGCTGAAAGTACCATTGACGATGGGGTGAGCCGTATTAATCAACGACACACCGTCACCGCCTGGGTAGGCGCTATTGAACGCTGTGTTCAACACATTAGCTGACAACAATTCTTTGGTTTCCACCAAGGATTGTGCCAAGTGACGTGCATACACTTGTCCGATACGGATGTGATCACCGTCTTCCACCAACACTTTTGTCAAAGCGAAGGCTAGGCCATACACTTTGTACAAGTAGCGCTTGAGGAACAACACACCGCCTTGTTGATAGGTAACTGGAGTACCATCAGGTAGTTGGGGTGCTGCACCGAAACCGTATAGAACGGGTTCTTCGTGGTAGTTACGGGGAATGCCATCTTCTTCGCGGAACACTCGGCTCCACTCGTCGGCACGTTGGTCATAGACTCCATCGAAGCATTCATTAAGGATTGGCTCAACGATACTTCTAAAGTCCGTACTTCGCATTGGTGCTGCCATAGTAAGACTCCTTTATTAAACAACAGCAGTAGTAGCTGCAACAAACTGAACATATGGCAGTTGAACACGAACAATCGTGTAGCTGTCACCCCAAGCGTTGTCCACATAGGGAGCTAGATCAACAACGCGCATTTGACCTTGAGCACCATTGGATTGACCAGATGCAGATGCCAAAGTTGCTTGCGACAAACCAGTGGTTGTGGAACCAGCGGTAATGTTGCTGAAGTTGTACTCGCCACCAATAGTGGTTTGTGCCATAGAACCGTCAGCTTGAATTTCATAAACGATTTTTTCGTCGTTGTAGAAATAAGCTACACAAGTACCTGCCGTGTAAGCAGTGCCTGTTGGCCAATAGTTAGAAATACGAGCACGACCAGTTGTATCTGTCCACTGAACGCCAGCGAATGCACCAACGACTTGGTAGCCTGATGATGCTGCACTGTTGCCAGGGGTGGCAGATGGGACGATTGTGCCGTTAGCAATACCTGACAAGCTTGTGGCTGTTAAGACTGCTGCTGTGACGTAAGAAACTGGTTGACCTTTTAAAATATTAACGGCCAATCCAGATTGAATACCGCCAGCTAACGCCTGAGCGCGATCCAGACCAGAGGGGTGGAACGCAGGGCGCAAGCCAAACGGAGCATTTGTTGCTGACATAGTCAAACTCCTTTAGGTTATCCCGCAAATACGGGGTTTTTGCTTGGTTGCTGTTCAATTCCGCCAATACCTTCACCTTCAACATTAACAAGCGACTTCCCGTTGCTATCTCGTTGTCCCTGTAGACTTTCAATCTGTACACGAATCTTATCTGCTTCTTCACGAGGCTTATCGTGATGCTGATAGGTCATGATTTCTTGGAATATGTCCATGGGCAATTTGAAAAGCAACATTTCGTTGCACGATATGTGACCGACGTGCTCACCTGACTTAACACGATAATCTTCAAAGCCTGGTAACTCTTCCGACTTAACGGGAACGTATCCAAGGCGAATTCGTTTATCTATGCTGTCATAGCTGTTGGTAGTTGAAAGCCAGCAAAGGTGCCACCCACTTAAATTGGGTAGTTTTGGCAGTGCTGATTGCGTCCACTCCTCGCTCCACATCCTTCGACGTTCCTGCGTAGAAATGAACTTATCTTCAGGTGCTGAATGACTTGCTTCCCCGTTTGAACGGTCTTGGCGGCCACCAGTATTGAGAGATTTTTTTAGACGTGATTCCATGTTTTGCTCCAAGTATTAGTTACGGTTTTTGTTCTGACGGTCAAACTTGATGAAATTTTCAATCATCTTTTGTTTGCGCTGAGGGTTCTCCCAAGCGCCCGCTTCCTTCATCGCATTCACTCTTTCTGGAGTGAGGACGAACTGGGTACGGTTTGTACCCCCATAAGCGGCTGAAGCTTCACGACCAGAACTGCCCACGACGTTCCTTGGTTTTCTGACAACGGAATTATTGTCTGATGCTTCATTATAACGATGTGGAATGGATTTATGCAAGCGACTATCGAGTTCATCCCAATAATCTGGATCTTTTGGATCCCATCCCTCTTCCACAAGCATCTCAGATGCCTTCAAAGTGATCCTACTGTCTCGATCAGATCCGTCCACTTTGTACCATGAGTGCTTGTTGATCCATTGGGCAGCGTTTCTCTGCACCTCTGGCTCAGGCAATTTCATGTTGTTAAGGTCTTGTTGTTGTGGAGCTTGGGAAACTTGCCGTTTCATACCATTTAATTGGTTCAAATTGGCTTTTGCCTCATCCATTAAGTCTTGAGCTTCCACCATGGCTTGGCCATCATTGGTGCTCACAGCCTCAGACATCTTCATCTTGGCATATTCCAAGCGTACTTGGGTATCTTCGATGTTTTTGTCTATGCGCATCACATCAGTTTGACGTGTTCTGCTCTCCACATCAGTCAAACGACGCTTAAATTCCTCATTTTCGCGTTGTAATTGCACCAAACGAAGATCTTTTTCCTCATTTGTTTTTCTGATGAGGTCTTTTTTGGCTCTTCGACGATTTCTTTTTGCATCTCTGAGGGCTTGATCGTCATCAGGATGGTCTAAATCTTCATCATCAACGCCATTTTGTTGTTTTTTCTCTGGAATTGTTTCCACTGACGATGTTTGGTCATCATCATCGTCTTTTATTAAATCATTTGGAAGATCAACTACCGCAGAGCCATCGTTTGACTCTTCAACAATCAATTCAAGTTTTTCTTTTGCTTCATTTGCCATGGTTTACCCCTTAAATGTACGTTTTAAACGATAACGGGTCATCTGTGACCTTAGCTATCAATTCATGGTCGTTGATTGTCATGAAAAGAACAGGTTCTTTGTCGTCAGGAATGTGACGTTCCCACCGATCTCCGCCCCATCTAGGAACACGGACGTAATCACCAACTTCAGCCCATGAGCCTTCAGCCCAAGGTTGCATGGTGTCTCTGTTCTTAAATGCCAAAGGCCCAAGTGCCACGATCTTGCCGATCATGTTGTTCCACTTTTCGTTTTCTTTGGTTTCATCAACAATAATAATGACGCCTGACGTCTTGCGAACACGACGTAATTGCACTATTACTCGACCACCGTATGGGCTTTGCCCTGAATTTACAGTGGGGAATGCCCAATCTAGTTCAATTGAATCGGGCACACCTTGGCTTCCCTCTATGGTAGGGATCTTCTCTACTTCACTCATACTAACTCCTAAAAACACCATATTTCAGGTGCATCGTTAAAGCGCTTTTCAGCGCGGCCTCAGTCGCGGAGTGCGACCTATTCTCTTCCTTCTTCTTCCTCAGCCATACGGTCGAATGAGTTCAAGACGTATTGCAATCCTGAATACTCTCCAACCATACGCTGATACGCCTCAAAAGTGGTGGCATTCCCAAAGGCGAGGGACGCGGCCACTTCTGCTTGGCGAAGTTTGATCACATGGATCAATTGTTCAATCATTTTTTCTTGCTTAAAGGTGAAGACACTTTCTTATCCGTGTCCTTCATGCTCTGGCCATTGATAGGCGCACCTTGAGCCAAACGCTTATGTTGTGGCACGTTAATACTCTTTTGTTCTTGATCAGATGTTGCCATTTGGGGCTCCTTGGGGTTGTGGCATTGGTGCCTGTGGTTGTGCCATTGGTTGTTCCATTGGCGGTTGAGCTACAGGCGGTTGAGCCTGAGCAATGTTTTGAATTGTCTCATGAGTTAGCTTGGCATTCTCAATTGCAATTTTAGTTTGATTGTCCAATTGTGTCTTCTGAATATCAGCTTGCAACTTGGCTTGGTCGTATTGCATGTTTGCTTGATCAGCTTGCGTTTTACGTTGTGTCTCGGCCATGCTTGTTTCTTTAACAACTTGCTCGGCTGGTGGCAAGTTACCCTTGGCTTGTTGAGCACGTTGTGAGGCCACTTGTATGAGCTTCTGGAATGCGGGCACAAAGGATTGAAATACATCCTGAGTGTCTAACTCCACATGAGCACCAACAACCGTGTAGAGCTTGTCTATGGACGCTGTTAAGGACGGATCATCATAGTTGGTCACAGGCTTACCACCTTGAGACTGTGCAACATAAGCATTAGAACGGTTCAAATACCATAATGTCATGTGTTGTTTAATGTGTTCAATCAAATTGTTCACATAGTTAGGATCCGCAAATGGAGATTGGCCAAAGAATGGATTCAATCCAAATTGCAAGTGATCTTGAATGTGAGCAATGTGGTCTTGTTGCATGTACGCATAAGAGGGTTGCCCCAGTAACATCGCTGCGTTCTCATCCGCAGATGTTCTTTGCTCAGGTGATGGCACATCTTTCATCAATTCATTGATATTTGGAACCTTCAATTGTTTTAAGAACCGTGCAAGCACTTGGTTCATATTGAATTGATCTGGATGCTTTTCAGCCAAAGCCAATACAGCTTGGTTTTGAGCCATCCTCTGAGTTTCTGAGAATATGTGAGGATCAGATACTGGCACCACATCAGTGTTGCGCGAGAAGTCTTCACGCTCAATCTCAAGATCGGCCACCACCTCAGACTTGCGCATCTCGTCAAAGTGCCAACGATTCAATCTGCATAGAATCTTCAACACACGAGCTTGTGATTCATGCAAACGAGCGTGGATTGCGGAAAATACCGCCGCGCCCTGTTCAATCAACGCCTGAGTTGTGCCCACAGGGGCTTGTGCATTGACGTCAGCAATCTTTTCTTCACTCGTTGAGACTACCCCCTTGGCCGCGGTGTCAAGCCATCCTAGCAACTCCATAAGCACTGCGCTTGGTGGATTGAATGGCATGGGCATCGCAATCTGACGAATGTCGCTCACGCCAGGTGCGCCCTCAATCTCTACGATTTGGGTAATATCGACTTGCTGACTTTGCCCACTAATCTTAGCTCCCTTGAGCTTGAGCATTGTCGCCGCGTTGTTAATATGTGCGCTATCAAGTAAGGCACGAAGACTACCAGTAAGAGCAGCGCTAAGACCACCAATAAGGTGAGGCAATCCAATAGCATATGCTCCTCTCCATGGAATAAATTTGAATTCAACAATCCAATCCAACTTGGTCATTGTCTCGTCTTGTTCTTCCCAATTCCTATACAAGCCAACAACTTCGTTGTCTAACTCATCAATCATTAGGATGTAAGGCACCATCTTGCCCTTACTGTACTTGTCGTCGTCCAACTCAAGGTAGGTGTAGATGTGGTAAACCTTACGGAGTCCATCTTTGTTGTCTTCCCACTTGCGACCTTCAATCTTGTTGTTTGCTTGTTGTGGCTTGGTGGGATCTGGTTCAGACGTAGATTGAATCACGCTTACTTCACGATACATTCCACTCGCCATGCGACGATTGAATTCCCAATGAGTGATCTCATGCACCTCTGCGGCGCGTTGTGCCGTGTAGAAATTGGTGGCTGCAAACGGTAAGATCACCCTATCAATTGGAAGAAATTCCACGCATGGACGCTTTTTGTCTTCGTCAAACCATAGCTTAAAGTATTGTGAGCCACCCAATGGCAACTGAGTCAACAATTGTTCTTGCTCGTCTCTGAACTCTTCAATTTGCTCAGTGATCTGCCAATTCAAGTAGTCACGCTTGCGTTCAGCTTTCTCGGTCTTGAGTTCATCCACTTTGCCCAATATCTTTGTTCTGACAGGGCCATCGGGTGGGAACATCTCCTTAATTGCGCGAGCCGCAAAGTCCACACACCCCTCAGCCATCGCGGGGTGAACCACCTTGGATGCTCCCATGAAGGTGGCACCGCCAGGGGCATCATTCCCCATGCCAGTACGTTTCAATCCTTCTTCATATTGCTTGTCACGCATCTCACGGGCTTCTTTGTCGCCCCTGATCAAGTCTATATAACGCAAAGCCAATGTACTGAGTTCTCCCTCATCAAAGTTCTCTGCCATGTTTGCATAGAAGTCTGGATTTTCTTCAGGGCCGTCATTTGGAATGTTGACAATAGCTGAACCGTCAGGTTGCTCTTCTGTCTCCATCTCAGGCATGTCAACAACAGCAGAACCGTCTTCTTGCTCGTCAATATTGATATCGTTTTGGTTTGCCATCATTATGCTTTCTTAGTTTTTTTGGATAATTCAAGGCGCATGGTATCCATGTTTGCAACCTTACCGCCTTTTTTGTATCCCAAACGTTTTTTCATTTCATGCTCATATTCACCCATTTGATTAACATATTGCTCATCAATAGGCTCTCGAATGATGTTCATTTTAGCTTGATTGAATGGCACAACTTTTTTCCCCATGGCTTTGATTTCTCTTTCAGCGTTGGCCATAGATCTTGGTGCAAGAATGTGCGCAGGGGTGATATATCGAGTTCTTCCAATTAATTTTGATGGTATGTCGTGTCCATATGTAGGATGCAATGATTGGGTACTTTTTAAATCAACAGTAGGATCAAATCTTATAATTGCTGATCCGCCTGAGCCTGTTTCCATATTTCTTAATTCAGGATGGCTAATGGCATACATGATGTCATCCATCTTTTGTTTGCCTCCAGGAAAATATTTTTCAGTTCCTAAAAGCTTAATTATTTTCTTTCTCATCCCAGATTTTAATGATCCATGCAACATAACTTCTTCTGGCTTTTTAAAGCCAGGGAATTCAGGATACGGAATATCGTTCTTGCCCTTAGTAATTGCTACTTTTTTCATCAAATGATCTAATAAAGCAATGTGCTCATCATTCAAATTATGTGGCTGATGATGAGATAAGACGGTATGAAGCATATGCACTGCATGGTGCAAAGATTCAGGTGTCATCTTGTGATAATGCCCAAGTATTTCTGCGTCTGGATTTTCTTCAGCCAATTTTTTGACTACGTTAAACATCCCTGCACTAGCGCCTAAGTCGCTTGCCCATGCCATAGGATGACCATATGCACCGTATTTATATCCACCAAATAACCCAACTGGTGATTCAAGTTTTTGTCCACCAATACCTCGCAATGTTTCGCCTGCTTTGGCTACAGGAAATCCTTTTTTGTTTGTACTTGGAACCAATCCACCACGGCTTGGATCGCCTGGTACACCCACAGAGGACGCGCCAAGATGTTGTGAATAATCAATAATTGGTTGTTGTATTTCTTTGCCACTCTTACGAATATCAATGGGAAGATTTTTTTCTCGTTCAAATTGTTGTTTGGTTGTAGTGCTTGGCATCTCCAATCCTTTAGATTGTCTTACCATGCGTTCAGCCATATCCGATATTTCACTTTGAGATAGTGGTCTTGATGGTGCATAGTGCATGCTTCCACCACTTGCCATTCCCATAGGATTAGGAGGCTGTTGTGTGTTCATAGCACCTAGCGCTTGGCCTTGAGGTGTCATGCTCAGTATGTTGCTCTGTTCACCTTGTGGGCTTGGAGGCGCTCCCAATGGACTGGAATTGTTTCCACCTTGAGGAGCACCTTGAGGGATTCCTTGTGGTGGTTGCATGGCTTGTGCATCTTGCTGAACGAGTTGCATGCCAGGCTTCAGTTTGTTCATGTCCACACCGCCAACGGATGGGTGGCCATCGTTGCCAGGCTCAATGTAGTACTTGGGGGACATGCTTGGTGCCTCATTAGCACCAATAGACTGTATGTCATACTTGGGGAATGTGCCCTTGTTTTGTAGCGCCATGCGCATTTGTTCAACTGATGGTTGCACGTTGCCTCCTTCGGCTTTATGGATGACTCCACCTGTGTTGTACAGTGGTAGTCCGTTCTTTAATACGTCTTGACGCATTGGTTCTGTGATGGGAAAGTGGTGCAACTGAGCATATTCAGGATTACCTGATCGAATCATTCCAAGACCAGAATTGTCAGGAACCATTTTCTCGCGTTCTGTTTTAATTGGGTGTGCATGCAACTCAGTCTTCACGCCGTACTTCTTACCAATGGTATTCAGGATGTTGGGAACCTTCTTGTCATAAAAGCCCTTCATGCCTTCGCCGCCAATAGTCAAACCTTCGCCAGATATTTGTCCACGCTCATCGCCCATGATATTTTTGGCGTGTTCTTTACCAACAATATCAGATATGTGTTTTCCTTTGAAGTTTTCGTGTTCTGAGTTACTGACGTTGTCAATAATTCCTTCTTGGTTTACTCCAAGTTGCACTGGATTTCCAGTTTTCATATCAATACGAACACTCTTAGATTTTTCACCCGTGCGAGCATCTGTTCTTGGATAGTGTGATATTTCGTCAACGTGCTGTGCCAAGCTGTAGCGATCTGCCTGCTCCTTGCCAGGTGTCATCACAATACCATGGTAGCCCTTCTCCGCTGCGTGGTGGATCAATCTCTTGATTGCCATCTCTTCCCAATTCTTTTTGAATGGGGCGTCAGGGACATGACTTGAAGGCATGATAGCCGAATCCCGTATTTTTGACATAATGGCATGTCTTTGCGCACTTATTGCTTCTTTTTCTTCTGGCGTGACTGCTTGATCTTTTAATTTACCAAGTTGCCTGTGCTCTTCTTTAAGCGCATTGATTGTGGCCTCAGATTGCGCAAGCTTTTTTGGGTCATGATAACCCTTCTCACGCCCCTGCTGATGCCAATCAGACTGCAACTCCTCAAGGTGCAACAACTTTTCACCATTCGGGCCAAGGCGGTCTTTTAAGCGCATGCTGGCAAGGATGTTCTTTTCACCGCCAAAGTGTGCACGTACGCCTTCAAACTCTTTTGGTGACGCCATCTCCTGCGCCCTCAAGTCTTTTATTTGGTTGTAAAGACTATCCCACTGCTTTTGCTCTTCATTGTTTGTAACTGGTGCGCGTCGGAGCTTGGACTCCAAATCCATAATTTTTTCTTGGTTATCAATGCCTGTTGGAGCTTTGATCAGCATCTCGCGGTAGTTACTGCCGCCGGGTAAGGTAAATTGATAGTGATGTGTCGAATGCTCTTGCGCCTCTCCCGGCAGTAAATAGTTGTTAATTCTTTCATCGGCAAGTTCCAATGCTTCTTGTCGAGCTTGATCAAATGTCAACCCGCCACCCATAAGGTCGTCAATAGCGTCTTCGTATGCCTGATCCCAAGCTTTGTTTCGGGTCTTATTGTCCTTGACCTGCTCACCCAAAATCTTTTCATGGATGGCAGGCGCAGGCTTTCTTGCCAAGTGACCAAGGAACTCCTCATGCGTCATCTTAGGCTCGTTCATCAAGTGCTCAAGTCCACGCTCTTTAAGCTCTGTGGGCTTGACACCAGGCAATGCCATCAACTCTTTGAGGAACTCAGATCCTGTTCCCACCTTACGCTTGAGAGCTTTAGCCCCCATATCCATGGCTGAATAGAACGGTCTGCCTTGTCCAACGAGTTCTGTCATAGTGGTCTTTCTTCTATCTCAAGATGATGGGCGTGAGTTACTTTACCGCCATTGGCTTTGTGGAGTTTCTTACCTTGGACATTCATACCTGAAGGAGCGACCACAAGCTTTTCAAATACAGGATGGTGCATTCCCTTAATGGATATGCGTCCGACCTCGTCACCAACTCCATAAATGTCACCACGACTGTGTGGTCTGAGTGTTGGATTACCCCTCATCTCTTGGACAAGCTCCGCAGGGGACTCATAGTGCGTGGACAATCCATAGTGATGTCCTTTGCCACTCTTCTCAATCGTTGCAAGGAACTTGATCCTATCAAGCAATGGATCTCCACCCTCGTGCTTGAACAACCCCTTGCGTATTAGATTGCTCTTGGTCAGACTTCCAAGCTTTGGATCAATCTCTGTCAGTCCTGACTTGATCCCTGACATCCTTGGGGTGCCTGTCGTAGGATCAATGGCGACCCTTAAGTCATTCATGATCTCAAAGTCCAATGGCTCGCCTGTTACAGGGTTGATGTGCGCTCCATGAGGGAAGGCTTCACGGTTGTGACCTGTGTATGCCAATAGTTTCTCGATGGCTTTCTGTTGAAAAGGATGTTGCTCAGGCTTTTTGAACCAACGGTCAGGGGCAGGCATAATAGGTGTTCTGCCTGACTCTTGGAGCTTTTGGAGCATCTCTTCAATGCTTTGATACTTAGGCATGACGTTGCCACCCTTTGCTTTGGTGATGTCTGGTTCGTTAATGTCGTATGTTCCACGGTTGCCGATGGCTGACTTAACTTGTGTGGGATGAAACGCAACCGCTTCTTTCAAATCACCACTGTCGTCGTAAAAGAAAATGCCATCATGACCAAGCGCTTGCAATTTGTTCTTGTCGATCTTATTGAATGGTATGTTCTGATGCCCATGAATCTTGTACGGATTCTTGATGTTTGTATGCACAGGCATTATTTGAGAGTTTTTGCCTTGCTTAGCTCTAATATTGGCAAAGAAGTTAGCGTATCGTGTCTGAGGAGTTATGTATATGCCTTGACCAAACTTTCCCTCTTCAGATGATTTATTGTGATCAAATTCATTAAAGTCATCGCCAGTGGCGTGATACATTCGTTCTTTAGACTCGGCTCCTTCAAGAAACTTGGCCTTGTTCGCCTCACGCTGATGGTGTGGCAACACCTCACCGCCTTTGGACTTGGTGACGTATGGCTTGAACTTTACGCCATGCGTTGTTAGGTAAGATTGTCCATGCTCGTCTTCCAACTCAACGGCATGGTAACCAAGATGCTTTGCTATTTGTCCACGCAATCTTTGAGCTTCATTGTCAGCGTCAGTGCCTGGTTCTTTGCGCAATAGATTATATATCTCATCATCATCCAAGTATCTTAAATCTTGTCCTTTGTCAGCAACTATTACATCGTGCAATTTATCAAACAATTCTTTGTCTTCTTTTACATGAGGAGCAGATTTAATTAATATATGCTTCACTTTTTCATGTGGCACTTCGTAATTTAAAGCGTAATGAGTCAATATTTTATTGGTAGGTATATCGGTGTAATGTAGGTGTGGCCCATGTGATGACGCTGGCTCAGGGGTTCCACTGGCAAACAATCCACCATACGCACCTATATCTTGCGCCTCATATGGCTCTGGGTTATATCCACCACGGTAAAGCCTTGTAAGGTCAACTTTTTCAGCCATACGCTTAGGACGCTTACTCAACGCAAGGCGCATCTCGTCTAGTGTGGGTTTATTTGCCATGGTCAGATTATGCCCTCGATCTTAATTTGGTTCAACCCGATCTTAAAGTGGAAACAATTCCACTTTACTGTGCATATGGATTGGCTCGACCCTTGTTATTGTACTCATCAGCGTCCAAGATGTCACTGTCCTCAAAGGGATCTCTGCGTGGCATGTCAATGCTGATCCACCCTGCGTCCCTCAGATACCGTAACCCTTGGCTGATGCAATCCACGAACTCGTCATGAGCAGTCTCGGGGAATGAGCATATCTGACTCACCATGCCTTCAGCCCAGTCCTTGACGTACCCCTTCCTGACCGATGACTCAGGCACCCAGACGCGACCAGCTTTAATGATATTGGCCACAATGCTTAGGCGTTGGACTTTGTCAGCACGGCCAGGGTTATAGGCGATCACAGGGATATGCGCCCTCTGCAAGTCTTGTATGAGCGAGATGCCTGCGGACTTGTCCTCCACCAACACCACGTCCACGAGCTTCTTCTCTCGTCCTTCTCCGAACGCCACCTCAAACTCATCTAGGACTTTAGGGCGTAGGTCAGGATACTGTAAGTGCTCTTGCCAACAGTCTAGTATCAAAACACACATGCCCCCATCCATAGGCTTGAACACCCCAAAGGTAATCGAGCCTGTGGGATCGTTGTATGTCTTGTCTGATGTGGCACAGTCATAACTCTGTAGGACGTACTCAAGCTTGGGGAAAGGTTTACCATCAGGCCATAACCTGAACCAATCCCTCTTGACGATCCCTGACTCCTCAGCATCTATGATCTCCGCATGGATCTCTTGGCGCCCAAGCTTGGTGGATTCGTACTGTAGGATCTGTTTCTGGAAGCTTTGAGCCAGATTCTTGATGTTGGAGTACGTTGACGCCCTCGTTATAGTTACATCGTCTCCTTCCCTCGATATAAGGTCAAGGATCAAGTCTTTGGGCTTTGGGGTGGTGGAGCAGATCAGCTTGGTCTTAACCCCAAGGCGTATGCCGAACATGATCATGTCCCAACTTTCCTGTAAGTACTCCCATGCGGCCAACTCATCCAACCACCCACCATGGAATTGTGGCCCCCTGAACCGTTCGGGCTCGGACGCTGGTATTCCCTTGATGAAGCTCCCATTGATCAGGTGTATCTCGTGGAGAGATGAGTTGTACTTCTCCACCAACATGGGTGGAATCACCGTGAGGAGGCCAGAGTCACCCTCAAAGCACGTTCCTTTCAAGTCTCCACTCGTTGGGGCGGATACCAACCACCTAGTCTTGGGTTGGCTCCATGCCCACCATCCTATAGTCTCGGCACTGGCTCGGGTCTTTCCTGCGCCACGTCCAGCCAACATGAGCCATATGCTCCAATCACCATGGGGCTCGATCTGGTGCGCGTGGGCTTTAATCCTTAGCCATTCATATTGCCATAAAAATACTGTCTGTTCTATTAGTGGTAGCTTGTTGAAGTCAGCTTGAGTCTTCGGGTCTAATAAGACCTCGTCCACTACCTCAAGGACTTCGCTCATTTGTTCTGACGTGCCGTCTTGATATTCTCAAGCAATTGGCCAAACACATTGATGTTGTTCTCCACGACCACAGGATTGGTATCACTTCCAGTGTGCTCCATCCTAGCTAGTTTGGGGATGTGGTACTCCACCACGCTTTGGAACATGTCAAAGGCCTTCGCAGGATTGGGTGCCACAATATACTTCTCCTCCCCAGTCTCAGGATCCTCAGCCACCACACCATTCGCTACCGAGTCGAGCCACTCAGTGAGCCTATGAGCGTTTCCATCCACAAATGATGCTATGGCCTGTCGCGCCTCATTCGTCGCCTTGTTGGGCGTTCCTTGTGCCCTCCCACCTGTCTTCTTGCCTACTGTCATATCAATTCTTTCTAAAATAATCTACTTTAGATTTTAAGTTAGTGGTTACCAACATGATGAACCCCCAGTTGATTTACGCACAGTAGGTTTCGTCTCAATGATCTCTTTGACTTCTATGTCATTGGGCTTTAATTTCTTATTGAATAGCAATCTGTCTATAGCATTTCCATGCAACTCATCTTGCCATGTGCTTGGGCGTAGGCTTTTGTCGTTGTTGTATGCCTCTCTTACGTCATCTGCGTGGACGACTATTTTGTCGATGTGCTCGCCATTGTGCCTATGGGTAACATTCCACGCGCGGTCTTTAAACTTGTATTTTTCTGCCATATATGTCCTTTCGCACAATCGTTTCAGTGCATTGATGAAGTGTATCTTATTCTCCTTCACTTCTCAATATCCTATGTTCTGCCCATTTCTTGTATGACTTCAGTTCGTTGTTTTCTGTGTTGAGGCGATCTACTTGGCCTTGTAGATGTCTTATTCTGCTCATTGCTTGGTCTACCCATTCTTTTACTTCATTTGTCATTGCATGCATTTGACGTGGAATTGTTTCCACTTTTGGTTCTGGCGATTTTTTTACGACCTTCGCCACTGCCTTCTTTGCGACTATTTTCTTTGCGGTTGCCATATTAATCCTTTGCGTTAATCCAATCTTCTACCCAATGGTCATACCATCCATAGCAGAATGTGTACATCCACATTAGTTTCTTTGCGGTTTTCGTATCGTAGTTGCTGTAGTGCTTGGCTAAATACAGACACGTTTGTTTTGATGGCGGTTTTATCATTTCTTCATGTCTCTCACGAATGTTGCAAATGATTGGCTTGTATCCCCGAAATTCTTGAGCTTGTCGAATTCCAATGCTACCTCTTCAAGAACAGCATTCCTGAATGCGTCGGTCATCACCAATTTTGTTGAGGCGTTTTTGTCCTCACTGTTGATTGGCTCGTTCCAATCCTTACGCCTGACCATGCGTTGATACTCCTCCTCGAACGCTTGGTTAATTTCCTCTTCTTCTTTGTTCATCCTTGCCTCCAAACTAGCATGTCCAATAAGATTACGACCACTGCAAATGCATAGGCCAGATATAAAGCCAACTCTGTTTTGTCTTTCATGTTATTGCCTCTGTGATGGTATTCGGTTACGGATTGCTTCCCCCAACTTCTCAATGTCCACGCATTCGTCTGCGAGCTTGGCGCATTCTTCCCTCTCAATCAAGATGGCTCGCTTGGTGGTCTCCACGGCCACATGCATGATCTCCGCTTGAGCTATTGCTATAGCGTCATCGAACTCCGCTTGAGTGAAGAACGTCTGTGCGCCTGATGTCTGTAGTAGTTGGCGAGCCAATCCACTTAATTCTTTCTTTTCCATTATTTTATCCTTGCTACTTTGGCTTTGCGCATGACGATCTCATATTCTTTCTTTGCATTATCGTCCAACTTACGCATAGGCAATTCTTGGTAGAACTTCCACTTGGCTTGGTACTCGGGGGACTCACTCGGTGGTACCCATCCCATGGCCTTCCACCTGATGGAGATGTCAGTCCCTGCGGGCGTATACACATAGTCGTTTCTCATTGTTTCTCCTTAAAACAAATTCATTTGGGTTGCCACTTGACCACCCGAGTCATATCGACGTGAGTCACCCTTTGGGTAGGGTTCAGTGGCATACTTTAACTTGGACTCTAACATTTTCTTATATTTTCTGTCAGCATGGAAATAAATATATCGGTGTTTCCTTGAACGTTGAGTGTAGTAAAAGTCGTCACCATATTTCTCTTTCATGCTTTCCAAGCTCATGCCATCCGATATGGTTTTGGAATGCTTGTGCTCTTGGCCTTTGATTGTCCAATCCACCCTGTTGGCGCTCAGACCCGTGTAGAGGAAGTTTGTGGCTTGGTAGACATACCCTACATGGCCATGCTCAGTATCAGCGTATGAGACGATTATGGATGGTTTCGGAAGCTGTTTGATGGAGTGAGCCACCAGATAGCTTGCCTCGTTCTTATTGTTAGCCATCAGGCATATGCGGTTTAACTCCAATACTTGATCTGAGTGCTCAACACCACATATGCCCATGCAGAGAGATGGAGAAGCTGGGATTCCATATGTGATAACCCCAGTCAACTCATCCTCTACATACAAACCAAATGCGAACATGATTTGGGGTAAGCGCTTGGCGTAGTGCTTCTCTAACAGCCAAGGCTCGACCTCCATATTCTTGATGGGTTGTACTTTCAATCGTAAATCCGAAGATGGCCTGGGTTTACCCACTCACAGTAAAGTCCCAATGCTTTGAGAATACTGTCAATTTTTGGGTGGACACCAAATTCCCAACCATTTGGGCTATCCCAATAATTCACCCAATTAGTGCTTTCGGGCTCCTCTCCACTGATGTCAAACCGATCCTCAGCATCTGGGTGGATGAATACTGGCACACCAATCTTTTTTAATCGATTGAATGCCGTTCTGTAATTCTTCTTCATACCTCCTCCAATTCATTGACAAACTCTTGCAATACAGAAATCATTCTGATGGCCTCGTCCTTGGGGACGGTGCAATAAGCACTGCCACCGTTGACGGATATTGACAACCAAATCTTTCCATCAAATTGGTCAATGTTAACGCTTCTTTGAAGATCTGCCCTGATAACGACTGAGTCTCTGTTCATGTTGTTCTCCAATTAAAAGTGTGGGTTGAGTTCGTTGTGGTGGCCATCGATCAATGACCAAGTTTTATGCATGAGCCATGTGCCTGTATTTCTTTTGCGATAAAACTCTTTGCCTTCTGTCGTGGTGATTTTCTTCATTGTCTTGCTGATTGATTTGATGTATCCGCATGGATATGAGTCACCATTAAACGCATATGAGACGGGGTCGTTTACTTTGGGCGCCTCGACCACTTCAAAGTAACCATTGCTCTCAGTTGGAATAAAGTCAATGCCTGCGAAGTTGGACGCCGCTTCAGCGACTTTTTCCGCGTGCTCAAACGAATCAAAGCTGTGTCTGTATATCCAACCCTCGCCATGCTGATGTTCGTCGCTGATAGCTGTCACAATGATGTGGTTGGGTGCGTGTGGGTTTTGCTCTACTTTAAAATATTTCATGATTGTTCCTTTAAGCCCCCGAAGGGGCATTGAATTTATTTCTTGGGAGTTACACGAATGTCAGCACGACCTTCTTTGCGGAATTTATTGAGTGTCTCTTCAGTGATGCCGTACTCAACACACAAAGCGTTGTAGTCCACTGTACCTTTGACTTCGAAGAGAGCGACGTTGACTGAGTGCAACTCGCCTTTGTGTGTGCCAACGTCGTATTTGTTAGCGATGGATGCTTTTAGTTCTTTTACTTTGTCAGCCAATGCTTTGGCCTGTTGGTCTAGCACATAGAGTGCGTCGATGTCGTTTGCCAAGGACTCGATTGTCGCTGTGGCTTGGATTAGTGTTGCTGTTGTCATGATCATTTCCTTGTTAAGTTAAACCTGAATTTGTTTCAGTAACGCTAGTCTAACAGGAAATTAGATATACAACCTAGGACAAACCCTAGTTTTATTAAAATAATTCAAATATTTTGTGGTTTTTTTACAATTTAGTGGAAACAATTCCACTGTTAACGATTAAGTATTAATTCCATGACTCTTTTAACGGTGATATTTAAAGCGTCAATCTCATCCATTTTGGCTATTGCCCACGCTCTTTTCTCTCCGTGCCATCCCATCTTACTACCCTGATGGCATGACTTACAGAGGGCAATCACCGTGTATTGCCTATGCTGTTTGACGTGGTGTGCGTCGCTCGGGCCATGCTCGTCACATACTGAGCATGGAAGCTCTTTCACAAGGCCAACGTATGCTCGCTCTTTGTCTGTTAGATTGTTGTTCACATTGTTGCCCTGTCAGTATTGCGATTGGACGCCTCTAAAGAGCGCCACACGTCGATTCGAGCTTGTGCTGATACCAAACCCCACCTCAACCCCTCCGCCTTCTCTACAGCTACGCTAAGCCCTTTGATTAGCTCGATGTACTCAACGTCAGCATACGCCTCCATCTCAGCCGAGGCGACCGATTTACACCCATTTTGCATGGCCGTCTTCATGAGCATGGCTTTCTTGCTCTTCCTGAATTCCTCAAGGTACGTCAGTTCGCCCTTGGCCTCAGCGTATTTAATTCCATGCGAGTAGATGTAATCTACAGCGTCGTTGATGTCTTTTTCTTTCATTCTTGTCTCCTGTACCATTCCGCCAATAAAAGCGCCTCAGCGCGTCCGTTGTCCATTACCCTATGCAATGGTGCCAATGGCCACAGTTTTCGCGCCAGAGATAGGCTCTGAGCCTTGTCAGAGGTCAATTCCATGTCTTTCTTCCACTGTTGTGGGGTCACCATGTGGAAAGTACCTGAAAATCGTTCAATGATTGCGATTGATGCACCAAACGCCATGCCAAATTTAAATGTTGAGGAGACTCCTTGCTTAGGCATAGCGTGGACGGCCTCTAAAACAAATTCTGTGTCTTGACGGTCAATTGCTTGAAGCATCTCAGCGATGACGTACCGACTGACAATGTGCTTGTCGTTGTGGTGCATGTCTCCACATGAGACGTATTTTCCATGGTGATCGATCATGCCCCACGCGCCCGAGAAGCCTGGGTCTACGCCACAGTAAATCATTTTGCGCCCTTGAGTTTGAACGATGGACATCTTTGTAAGATGAATCGCAACTGTTGCGTTGGCTTACCCTTCTTGTCGAGGATGGCATGGCATAGACCGTTTTTGTAGTGCTCACACTCGTAACACAGACGACGATCATCATACACATCACGATCACGAATCATCATTGAACATGCCAAGTCTTCAGCTTCGGTCGCATCAAGTCCATCAATGATGAATGTTGCCAATCTTGTTTGGAATCGTTTGTCTTCTTTGTAAGTCATGTGTTTTTTTCCTTGAGTTTGTCGGGGTCAGTTGTAAAGCGGTCATCCCCTGTTGCCGCCCAATATCCTTCCTTGTAACCTTCGTAGTGCGCCACCCAAATCCAATTCAGTTCGTCTTGGCTCTTCTTTTTAACCTTGCCAAGTTGCATCTGTGCAAGGTAGGCATTCTTACGATTGCTGGCATAGTCTGATGCTTTTGCATGCAGTTCATCGTCATACATTGTTCTTATCCTTCAACTTAGCCTCGGCCCACCAAACAGCAGACTGCCACGCTTGCTCAGTCACCCATGACTCTTTGCAACCCTGCTCAATCTCATCATCCGTCAGTCCAACCCATCTGCGCTAGTCTTTGCTCGGAATGTAATAGGTTGGCTGTGTCATGGCATTGACCGCCTTGTCCACGCTAGACTGCATTTGCTTTTGCATTCCATCAATAAACCCGCGCTCGTAGTCCACCCCTTGTTCGAGTTTTGGCTTAGTCATTTCTCTTGTGCCTTTCTAAACATATTTACTTGGACACATTTTGAAGAGCCAAAGTTTTCT